TTTATTAAAAAACAATTTTAAATAAATAATATTAAATTCGTCCTATGCTTAAAACATGGGACGAATTTTTTTTATACCTATCTAAACAAAAAAATTGCAGTATTCACGCAAATGGTTTTCATGTTTTAGATCTTCAAAAGTTTTTAAAAAATTACAATTATCTTATCTCTTTACATGATCCAAAAGACAGGGCGATAAACCTCAGTTGTATATCTTTAAAAAATAATTTAAAAAGTGTTTATCTAGCACATACAAAAGGACAAACTAAAAAAGTTAATACACCTTATCAAAATAAATTTATTTTATACTCACGTTAATTAAATTATCGTATATTTGTTTTGTTATGTTTTAAAAGGATCTAGGGGCGTGTTTCTATTTTGCGTCTTTAGATCCATTTTAACGTCATAACATTTTTTAAACATACACAAACACCAAAAAAAATTTAAAATGGCTGAAAACAAAGTAAAAACGTCTAAGGACGTTAAACTATGGCAGAAACTTGTCGGTATTCCCTTATTAGTATTATATTTTTTCCTTTGGTTAATAGACCGTCAATTACACGTTTTATTACCTCATGCGAAACACCCTAATATTAAAGATTGGTTAAAAGACGGTAGTAGCTTTAAAATGACTATTACTAGAATTATAATTTTCTCTATTCCGATTATAATTTATAAGCTAATTTGGTAATGAATAACAGCGAAATACAGGTAATTGAGGTCGATAAATTAAAGCCAAACAAGGCAAACCCTCGTAAGATCAATAAAGAGAAATTTAAAAAACTTGTTAAGTCTATTAAAAAATTTCCTAAAATGTTGGATATTCGACCAATAGTAGTCGATGAAAACATGACTATTTTAGGCGGGAATATGCGTTATAAAGCCTGTTTAGATATTGGAATTAAGGAAGTCCCTGTAATCGTTGTAAATGGGTTGAGTAGTGACGAGGCGGATCAATTCATAATTAAAGATAATGTCGGTTATGGCGAATGGGCTTGGGAAACACTTGCGGACGAGTGGGACGTAGTGAAGTTGAAAGATTGGGGGCTAGACCTTAAAAATATTACTAATACCGAACTTTTATCAGGTTTAAAATACGACCCAATTTATTACGAGCCTAAAATAGAGCCTAATATCGAGTTAATTGACTGTTTAGACCTAAGTAAGTACAATGAAAAAATAAAAGCGTTAGATGAATACAAACTTTCTAAACAGCAAAAAGAAATTTTAAAAATGTTTGCTTATAGGTTTATAAAAATTGATTTTGAAAGTGTTGCGAATTATCATAGTTTTAACGCTACTGAAGATGAACAAAAGGCTATCGAAAGACTACGTTTAGTTTTAACTGACAACGGTATTAATGGCTTTATCGAGGATGATCTTTTACGTATAATGGGAACTATCGAAGAATGGACGAATTTATAGACATATTTATACCTAGTTACCACAGGTCGGACAATCTAAAAACAGTAAAATACTTTTTGAAAATAGGTTGGCAAAAAAACAAGATACACGTTTTTGTAGATAGTGAAACGGACGATATAAGCGAATATAAGGCTGTTTGCGATGGATATGGTGTTAATCTACATATTTTTGATATGGACGAGGCACGCGCGAGGTTTGACTATGTACACCGTTCAAGTGAGTCGAGAAGATCAGCGGGACAGGCGAGAAATATGTTTTACGAGTTTGCTAAAAGATTAAAAATATCTTTTTACATGGTGCAAGACGACGATACTCAAAATTATGAGATTAAGAAGTTCGGAAAGTATAAAGGAAAAGCCCCCGCTAACGATGTTAAAAATACATTTTTAGGAGTTCGGGAATTTATGATAAGGCAAAAAATAGGCTGTTTCGGGATAAGCCAAACAGGCGACTTTATCGGTGGATCAAATAGTAAAATAATTCGTAACAAAGTAATGAATACTACGTTTTATAATACAAAATATATTTATAGAGGCGAAAAAGGTGTTCAGGACGACGATACAAGCCAATTCGTAGGAATAATGAATGAGGGCTTATTTACGGGTAGTATTGCCGACGGAGTAGTGTTACAGCAAACAACGTCGGCTAAAGCTAAAGGGGGCTTAACAGAACTATACAACGAATGTAAACTATTAAACAAGTCATTAATCGTTCCTATACAATTTCCGTCGTGCTGTTATGCCTCAAAACAGAAAAAAAACGGTGGGCGACTACATCACAAAATAATTAATAAAAATTTATACCCTAGAATAATAAAAGGGAAAAGAAATAATATAGCGTGGGACACGTACAAAGAAGATCGCGCATTTACAAATGAACCAAAACGATAAATCATGTCCGACAAAACCGACACCATAAAAAAGAAACTTTTAATCGCCCTCGAAAAGTCTTTGGGGGTTGTGACGACAGCCTGTAAAAATGTAGGGGTACACCGTTCAACCTATTACGATTACTACAATAATGATCCTGAGTTTAAAAAGGGGGTTGACGATATACAGAATGTCGCTATTGACTTTGCAGAAAGCCAACTACACCAACAAATACAGGACGGAAATACAAGTGCTACGATATTCTTTTTAAAGACTAAGGGAAAAAAGAGGGGTTATGTTGAACGTCAAGAGGTACAAGAGGTCGTTAAAATGGCTGACTTTAGCGGGTGGACGGACGAACAAATTAGATCCTATTTAGATAATAATAAATAAATCTAATGAATAGAAAAGAGTCTTTAATTTTTGCCATGCGTTGTGAGATTGCTAGGCGTAACTTTTGGGACTTTTGCCTGTATTATGATAAGCAACTATTCGAGGCTCGTCCATTTCTTAAAGAGGTAGCGGAAGCGTTTCAGGACGTTGCAGAGGGATCAATAAAAAGCCTGTCGGTATCAATGCCCCCTAGAGCGGGTAAAAGCTATGTAACGTCTTTGTTTTGTGCTTGGACGTTAGGAAATAACCCTACGGAGTCAGTCATGCGTAACACTTGCACAGCTACCCTATACGCTAAGTTTAGTTATGACGTAAGGGCTGTTGTAATGAGTCAGGAGTTTAGCGAGGTATTCCCTGACGTTAGGATGAGTCCTGACAAAGCCAACTTACAAGGGTGGAATACTAACCAATCTAAAATGGTAGGATATTTCGGTGCGGGAGTTGGTGGTACAATCATAGGGTTTGGGGCTAGTCTATTAGCCATAACAGATGATCTCTATACGGGTATTGAAACAGCACTAAACGAAACAGCAAACGACAAGGTAATACAATGGAAACAAGCCACGCACGATAGTAGAATGGAGTCGGGTTGTCGTAGGATTGATATCGGTACACGTTGGACTATTGGGGACGTTATAGGGTATCAAATGGCTAACAATGAGTACGATAAGTCTATCATAGTGAGGGCTTTAGACGACGAGGATAAGTCCTTTTGTGAGTCAGTAATGACGACGAAAGAGTATATTGATAAAAGGAACAAAACAGCGAAAGAAATTTGGCTCGCTGAGTACCAACAACAGCCCGTTGATATGTTGGGTCGTATGTTTGCTGACATTAAAACAATTAATGAAATAGACTTTAGAAAGATACACAAACAAATTGAGGGGTGCGTTGCCTATGTTGACGTATCGGATCAGGGTAAAGACTATACAGCGGTAGCGGTATGCGGTTTAATAGGCGATAAACTTTATGTATTAGACTATCTGTTTTCTAGGGAAAATACGGACGTTACAATTCCTTTAACAGCCTCTTTAATGGATAAATGGAATGTAAGTTATTGTCGAGTCGAGTCTAATTCAATGGGCGCAATGTTTTCTAGGGAGTTACAACGAAGAGTTAAAAAAACTAAAATGTTACAGGTACACAACAGCACTAATAAAATGACTCGTATAATTATGCAGTCGGCTTTTATTACTCAAAAAATGATCTTTGTAACTTACGAAAATGCACAATGTAGATCGTTTTTAGATAATGTCTATACGTTCAGTAAAGAGGGCAAAAATAAGAATGACGACGCCCCTGACTGTCTAGCGGGGTTAAGTATGTTCGTACAATCTATGTTTAAAAGGCTCAGATATTAGCAAATTTTTTTATTGATTATCAGTTAGTTACAAATTAAATCGAAAATAATTCTCTTTTTATTTGTTTATATAAAATTAATTTATGTATGTTTGTACTGTTGAAA